CCCAAGGAAAATATTTTAATTCTGAGATTGCAAAACAATACAAATACACAAAGATCTAATGATGATATATTTATCATTATGGATAATACAAATATAGCAAAATCGTTCCAACCACAAAAAGAACTTAATCCTAAAATTTGGGAAGAGGTTGATGGTGAATATAAAATGAACCCTAATGTAAGAAAGGGTTTGTTAAAGGTGGCTAGTTCCTTTTACGATACTATTAAAGTGGAATTTTTAATGGATGATGTTATTTTGACAGGATCATTAGCCAATTACAATTGGAGTCAATATTCGGATTTTGATCTACACCTACTAGTTGATTTTGATCAATTCAAAAAATCAGAACATGAAGTATTAAAAAACTTATTTGATTCTAAAAAATTATTATATAATCTAAAACACACAATTAAAATTAAAAACTATCCTGTTGAGGTTTATGTTCAAGATATTGATGAGAACCATACATCGGGTGGTGTTTATTCGTTAATGTATGATAAATGGTTAGTGGAACCACAATCATTAGATGTTAAGGTAGATGAAACCGAAATTATTTCAAAATCAAAACATTGGATGGACAAAATTGATACGTTGGAGAAAAATGTTAAAACATTAAGTTTAGAAAAAGGAAAAGAATTAATTTCAAAGTTGAAAGATCAACTTAAGAATTATAGAAAATCTGGTCTTGAAAAGGATGAAATGTCCTTAGAAAATTTGGTTTATAAGTTTTTAAGAAGACGAGGATATTTAGAGAAGTTGATAGATTTACCAAACGAATTAGAGACCAAAAAGTTGTCAGTTGAAAAAGAAATGATAGAAAGTAAAGAATAATTAAAATTTTATTCATTTACATACTATTTATTTATAAAAAATAGTTATGGCATCAATCACAGCTTCTACCTACCCAAACGGTACCTTGTATGATACCGGTGTTTGGAGTGGATCTACCTCGGCAAATGTTATTGCTGGTGGAACACCTAGACCTATTTACATAAATGCTAACGGTGATTCTGTAACACAAGGTAATGCGGTGTTAATAGGTAGCGGTAACGGACTAAATAGTTAATTAAATATTATAATAATATGAGCAAATTAAAACCAATCGGTAGTGAAAAATTACAAGGTATGGAAAAAATCCACAGAATGTTGGAAATTGCAAAATACAATGAAAACATTCCACAACCTGTAAATGAGACTTCAAAAGATACATTTTCTTTTAAATCTGTTGATGGTGTTAAATATGATATCGTTAAAGAAAAATTAGGATACGTTATTAAACAAGAAATCAATGAATCAGTTGATTATCTAGAACCAATGAAAAACAGAACATATTTCCGTTCTTATTCTCAAGCAATGAAAAAACTTAATTTAATTATTAAGGAAAGTAATAGACTTGCGGGTTTTGATGGTGAAACACCACTATTAGGAGAACAGAAAAAGTTTGTTTTGAAGACACCAAAACCTAAGTTGGAATTACCCGCCGAATTACCTGCGGAGTCAATACCACCATCAGAACCTATGCCGGTTGAAGATATGCCACTACCCGAGCCTGAAATGGGAGATGAAATGATGCCAGAACTTGAAATGGGAGATGATATGATGTCTGATATGGGTGATGAAATGATGCCAGAACCTGAAATGGATGGTGAAGAAGTATCTTACAGACAAATCCAAAAGTTGGTTGGTAAATTAGGACAAAAATTAAGAACATTAGAGTCATCAGAACCATTAGATTCACAACAAATGAAATACGTTCTAAACTCAATTATCTCAGCATTAGATTTATCTAAATTAGATGAAGATGATAGAGAAGATATTATGTCAAAATTTGAGGGTATTGAAAGTGACATGGATATGGGTATGGATGGTGATTCTGAGTTGGATTTAGGTGGTGAAGAAATGGATAATGGATTAGATATGGAAGAACCAACCGAAACTTATGGAATTGATAGAGTATTGGATGAGTTATTTTCGGAATCAACAGTTGATAAGGTATTAACAAAATATTTCAAAGAAGGTAAAATTGATAAGACCTTGAAAAAGAATAAGATGATTAGGGAAAACCACATCAAAAAAAATAAAATGAATGAAATTTTACGACTTTCTGAAACTTATGAGCAAGAATTCACTGCTAAGAAATTTGCCGCAGAAAATCCTAATTATAGGTTCATTGGTAAAACCAATAAAGGAAGTTTGGTATTTGAATCAAATACTGAAAGTTATAAAGTAACAACTAAGGGTGTAATTTCATGAGTCATTTGATCTATGTGAATGGACTAGGGTCTAATTACAAGGGTGATAAAATGTATGAATTTATATTCAGTGAAACATATGATGTTTGGGGTGAAGGTTGGGATGATAGACCGGCTAACGGGACACCATCACCACCTGATCTACAAAACATAAAAAAAGTAGGAGTTCTGAAAAATACACAAGTTGACTTGGAGTTAGTTCAGAACTCTTTGTTTTTTAGTGTGTCCGATGCAATGGAAGACATTATATGTTTGGCGTATGAAACAGATGAATCTTGTGAGGATAATTCTCGTTTGGTTTTCAGGTTTGGAGAAGATGAAAAAGAAATAAAAGATAAACTATATGAAAGGGACTTGGTCCTTGAATTTGAAAAAGAAATAATCTATGAATAAGAAAATTATTGATTTGATGAGAAACGGATTTTCATTTAAGACGTTAAATAGTCTTAATGAATCTAAATTAAATCTTTTACATAAAAAAATGATAAAAGGTGGTATCAATGAAGCGGTAACAATGGTTAAAGGTTCAAACAAACCTGAGATTGAAAATCTCAAAAGACAAGGTCTTACGTTTCAAGTATATGAAGAGGACGAAGAGGATTCTATGGATTTTGAAAAAGGTGAAAGAACTCAATCACCAAAACAAGTAGGACCTGCAACTGATGATGGATTTAATAGTTATGGTGACGGTATGCCAACTGAAAATGAAATGAAGGAAGGTAAAACCAAATCAAAATTAAATCCGTTTGCTATCTGTACAAGTAGTTTAGGTAAAGTTTTTGGTACCACTGAAAGAAGTGAGTGGGATAAAAAACAAATGGATAGTTATGAGAGATGTGTAATGTCGTTAAAAAAATCCAAAAAAAATAAAGAGAGTATTAAGGAAAGTTTGGTAGAAAGTCTTATCTTTGCGTTAGTTGAAAAACATATTAAACCCGCAATGACTAAAAAAGATTTTATGAATTACATTTTGGAACAAAACCCTGGAACTAAAGAAAGGGAGAAAGAAAGAGAAAAAACCAAAACACCGGGAAAACCGAAAGACGATCCTAATGATCCGTATTCACCAAAACCAGGTATTAAAACAAGACCTAAAGCGGCTGAGCCGGGTACTAAGGAAAGAGAAAAGACTAAGACACCTGTGAAACCAAAAGACAATCCTAATGATCCGTTTTCACCAAAACCAGGAGTTAAACCAAGACCTAAAGCAGGAAAAAACCAACCTGAGTTACCTGATTTCTTATCATATGAAAATATCTTTAAAAACAAAAAGTAATGGCTAGAAAAAAAATTTACGAAGACGCAATGGATTATGGGGATAACCCATCAAGAATGGCATCAGACATTGAAAGAAAGTTTGCTTCAAAACAAACACCATTTTCTGATAGTCCTGGATTCCCTTCAGGAACTGAACAATCTTCATTTGAAGAATTATTAGCATCTGAAAGGTTCAAAGAAGTAGTTGAAAAAATCCAACGATACCTTGGAATGCCGTCAGTTGGACCTGGTGACTTACAATCACTAATGAGTACTGTTTATTCTGCGGTTAATACGTTATCACGTATTGAAACTGCTAATAAGGCTGAGTTAGAAAGATTGGCGGAAAAAGTTGTTAGAGAAGAATTAGGTGTAACTGAAGATCAAGTTCAGTATGATGCTAAATTAGTAAGTTTTGGTCAAGTATCAAATGAGGGTATTCAGGGTGTAGGACAAAAACCCGATGAGGAAGAAATTCAACAACAATTTGGTGTTAAACCCGAACAAGCTGAACAAGATATTGAGGACTTAATGAGTGCTTTTGAAAAATACGATGCTGAAGTCGCTAAAAGACACTATATTAACGCATTGATCCAAGGAGCATCTAAGAAGGGTCACTATATGTTTGAATTATTATCACCTGAATTGAATAACATTGATCCACAATTAACTAATCTATATGGTGTGTTAATGTCTATTTTGGACGCAACCTATTGGTTAATTCCTGATCAGATGATGCAAGCAGCATCTGCTGGAGGTGGTGGTGGTGCTATGGCAGGAACTGAAGAATATGATCCTGAAACAACACCCCCAACTGTTAAAGCAAGAGCGGCGTTTTTCCCTGTATTGATTCACGAAATGATTAAGGGTACTTATGAATTGATGGGTTCAAGAGGTTTTACAGGTAGTGCGGAACAAGCGGAACTTGTAATGAGTGAGACGGATTCATTGGTAAATGAAGCGTGGCAAATTCGTATTGGTCCCGTATTATGGCAAAGATTAAAAAGTTCTTTCCCTATGGAAGTGTTTGAGGACAATGCAAGATGGATTCAAAACTACATCTTCAATAGATTTGTTCAATTGGAGGCTGACGAGTTTTTCCGTGTTGCAAAACTTATCAATAGTAAGGATCCCGTAGGTAAACAGATTATTGAGAGGATGGTAAAAGAGATTAAGGAATATCTGTATAATAAAGAACAAGGTGATGAGGATGATGATGATTATGGTTATGATGATGACGATTCACCAACACCACCGGATTCAGATTTACCAAGCGATGATGAGTTCGATGATTTCTTAAAAAGTTTAGGAATTAGTAGGTCAGAAGACTAAAATATTTGAAAGGGGATTTTTAATCCCCTTTTTTAATATTTATAGTTATGGCACTTACAAAAGAGCAAATCTTAATAGAATATGCAAGGTGTATGAAAGATACACCATATGCACTGAGAACGTATTTACAGACTTATGATAATACGGTTCAAAAATATGTACCTGTAGATTGTTTTCCCGATCAAATCGGATTATTAAACGACTATGATACGTATAATGAAAACATTGCACTAAAATATAGACAGGCGGGGGTTTCTACGGTTACCGCTGCGTGGGCAAGTAAAAAATTGGTTTTTGCAATGAAACAAAAACCTGAAAAGATTTTGATAATTGCCAATAAGTTAGACACTGCCGTGGAAATGGCAAATAAGGTTAGGGGGTTTACAGAACAATGGCCTGGTTGGGTTGGTGTTGGATTCTCACCTGAAAAAAACTCACAGAGACATTTCAAGTTAACAAACGGATGTGAGGTTAAAGCGGTTGCAACTTCTAAGGATGCACTTCGTGGTTATACCCCAACGATATTGATATTTGACGAGGCGGCGTATATTGAAGCCGATGGTGATTTTTGGGCAGCATGTATGGCATCACTATCTACGGGTGGTAAGGTAATTGTTATCTCAACCCCGAATGGTTTTGATCCGATTTATTATGAGATCTATGACCAAGCGGTTAAAAATATGAACGATTTCAAAATATCTGAGATGGTTTGGTGGAAGGATCCGAGATATACTAAAGATTTATATTTGGTTAAAACAGAAAACATTATTCATTACTTTTTGAACAGGGAGGAATATGGTAAAGAAACTTTGATTGATTATTCTTCAATACCATTTGAAAATAGGGATTTTGATGAGATCCGTGATTTATTAAAGAATGGGTATTCACCATCTTCAGATTGGTTTGAAAAGATGGTAAAGAAGTTAAAGTTTGACAAACGAAAAGTTTCTCAAGAGTTGGAATGTAACTTCCTTGGTTCGGGTGATAACGTATTTGATCAGACGGATATTGCGAGAATCAATAACAACTTAATTCAAGAACCTGCGGGAAGAATGTTGGGGGGTGCTCTATGGATATGGAAAGACCCCATACCGGGTCATAAATACATTATGGGGGTCGATGTATCAAGAGGGGATAGTGAGGACTTTACGACGTTCCAAATCGTTGATTTTGATGATCAGGAACAAGTTGTGGAATATCTTGGAAAAATACCACCTGATGTTGCTGCGGAGATCTGTTATAAATGGGCAACAATGTATGATGCGTTTATTGTGATTGATATTACCGGTGGTATGGGGGTATCCACGGCAAGGAAACTTCAAGAACTTGGATATAAGAATTTATTTTTTGATGGTGTGGATTATCAGAATAGATGGAAGTTTGACCCTAAAGCAGCAAATAAAGTTCCTGGTTTGAATTTTAATAGTAAGAGAGAACAGATTATTGGTGCGTTGGAGGAGAAAGTAAGGCACGGATATAAGATTAGAAGTAATCGTTTGTTAAACGAGATGAGAACGTTTGTGTATGTCAATGGTCGTGCTGATCACCAAAAAGGACAACACGATGATTTATTGATGTCCCTTGCTATGGCGATATATGTTGGTGAAAATTCTTTTTCATCATTGACAAAAGTTACTGAACAAACTAAAGCATTGATTGATGCGTGGCAGGTGGCGGAAAGTCCTATGTTAAAAGAGAACTTTTTTAGTCCGATGACCCCATCATTTAATAATCAACAACACGTAAGAAAAAACGGACCTACAAGACAGGATTACCAAAATTATAATTGGTTGTTCGGTGGAAAGGGAAGATAATATTTAATTGTAAAGAAAAAACCGTAAGTTTATAATATGGAAAATAAAAAACTAACTATTTGGCAGAGATTGTCAAAAACAATGGGTCCTGACTCATTGATTAATAATGATTATCCAACATTCAAATTTGATAAGGAGGTTCTATTAAAAACCACTGATAAGTCGGAATATGAGAAGGAAAAACTCCAAGCAAAACAATCAAAATATTTAACGGGGCATTGGGCTAAGATTGAGAACAATTTATATCAACAATCAATATATTATGGTCCTACTAGATTGGCGGCGGCGTATGATTACGAAAGTATGGAATATACCCCCGAAATATCTGCGGCACTTGATATATATGCTGAAGAATCCACAACTGTGGATGAAAACGGTCACATTCTTCAAATTTATTCTGAATCAAAAAGAATAAAATCAATATTGGCGGATTTGTTTAATAACGTTTTGGATATCAATACAAATTTGGCTATGTGGACAAGAAATACTTGTAAATATGGTGACAACTTTGTGTATCTAAAATTAGATCCCGAAAATGGTATTGTTGGTAACTTCCAATTACCAAATATTGAAATTGAACGTTTGGAACGTGGAATGCATATGGGACCAAGAGTTGGTGAGGGTGCTCCCGAAATGAAATCAATGAAGTTTGCATGGAAGAATAAGCAATTAGAGTTTAACACTTGGGAAATCGCTCACTTTAGATTATTGGGTGATGATAGAAAACTACCTTATGGTACTTCCATGTTAGAAAAAGCAAGAAGAATTTGGAAACAATTGGTATTAGCGGAAGATGCGATGTTAATTTATAGAACATCACGAGCACCCGAAAGAAGGGTGTTTAAAGTGTTTGTTGGAAATATGGATGATGATGATGTGGATTCTTATGTACAAAAGTTTGCGAACCGTTTTAAACGACAACCGATTGTTGATGACCAAACGGGTAACGTTGATTTGAGGTATAATCAAATGGCGGTAGATCAAGATTATTTTGTCCCTGTTCGTGATGTTGCACAAGCATCACCGATTGATACCTTACAAGGTGCTCAAAACTTATCCGAAATTGCCGATATTGAATACATACAAAAAAAGTTGGTTACCGCACTTAGAATACCTAAAGCATTTTTAGGATTTGAAGAAGTTGTGGGTAATGGTAAAGATTTGGCACTTTTGGATATTAGGTTTGCAAGAACCATTAATCGTATTCAAAAAAGTATGTTGCAGGAATTAAATAAGATTGCAATTATACACTTGTTTATTTTAGGGTTTGAAGATGAATTATCAAACTTCACATTGAGTTTAACAAATCCATCAACACAGGCAGATCTATTGAAGATTGATGTTTGGAAAGAAAAATTGATGGCGTATAAAGACACTGTTACACCTATTGAGGGTATTGCTCCCGCATCGGTTTCTTGGGCTAAAAAGCACATTCTCGGATTTTCTGATGAGGATATTAAGTTAGACTTACAACAACAGAGAATTGAAAAAGCGGTATCCACAGAACTTACAAATACACCAAATGTTATTAAGAAAACCGGTTTATTTGATACGTTGGATAAGTTATACACTGAGGGTCCAACACCTACTGATGCTGCAGCAGCACCCGCGGCAGCACCCCCTCCACCCGGAGGAGGTCTTGAAGGTGGTTTAGGTGGAGGATTGGGTGAACCACCACCACCCCCACCACCCGGAGGTCCTGAACCAGGGTTAGAAACTGCAAGTGTTGATAAAAAATTCAATTTAATTTTTGAATCTGAATTAAGTGTTGATGAGTATTTTGATCTAAAAAAGGGAAATAAATCAATTGATGACTTAAATGAAGAGTTTAATAAGTTATTAAACGATTAATAAAGTATTTATTAAAAAAAGAAAAAATGGAATTAGGATTATTATTCTCTAAGGTTGAGAAAAAATTAAATGACTCATACATCAATCAAACATTCAAGACTGAAATAAGTAATTTCAAAAATATTGTTATTTCAAACAAAATGCTTAGTGAATGTTATTATTTATATTCGAACCTTACAACTAAGCAAGGTATGAGTTCGAACGTTGCCAAGGAATATTTGGAAGAAAGTATCAAAACAATTAAAAATAAAAAAGATCATTTATTTTTAATTGATCTTAAAAATTGGGTTAAGGATGTTGTTTGTGAAAATCAATATGTTAAAATAGATTCTTTATTAAAAGAGGACGTGTTAAAAATCACGGAAAATATTGAAAACAAAAAACAATTGGTTTCAACTTTAACTGAATCCAAAGATGTTGTGAAAAAACAATTTGTTCCTTTTGTTGAGAACGTCGTTAAATACAATTTGGAAAAATATATTGATGGTTTGGAACCCGAGGTGTTACAACAGCTGGATGAAGTATTTTCCAAAAAAGAAGATGAATTAAAACCTGATTTTGATGTATTAAAAGAAAATACGTTAATTAAGTTGAAGAATCACATATTAACAAATAATGATGAAGAAATTAAACAGAAACTCAATGAGACTGTTCAAACAGTTGAAAAGGAACCGTTTAATAAAATTAATTACTTAAAACTACAAAACTTATACGAAGGACTTTAATCTAAGTCCTTCTTTTTTTGATTATATTTTGCTTTGTTAATCTCAGTTCTACGTTTAACAGATTTTTTAACATATTCTCTGTTACCATACAGAATATCCATCTGTTTTGTTTTAATCACTTTCATCTTATAATGTTTAAGTGCTTTATCAAGTGATTTAAAATCACTTACTTCAACTATTATCATTTTTGACTTTTTGGTTTTTATGTTTTATGTATTATGTAAAAATAAATATTACTAATATGTTATTAAATAATGAAGAAGGGTAAAACTTCTAAATTAAGTGGGTATAAGAATACGAAAGTTACATACGGCACGGTAGATTCAAAAGAATTAAAATCAATTTACATCAATTTTCAATCGTGGTTATCACCAACCAAAGAATTTGAAAAATGGAATAAACCAATTACAATCTTACAAAGAAATATAAAACAGGTTGTTACAGACACCATAGATAAAAAATTATTCAAAGAAAATTTCATTATTGATTTGGATGTTAAAATGAGTGGGTTATCTTATGGTAAAAAAAGTTTCGGAAATTTGGAAATAACCTTATTTACCAATCAAAATATAGATTTCAGAGAAACAATTATTAAAGACAATATTAAAGAAATTTGTGACTCAATATATGTTGATTGTTTCATAAATTCAGATGACTTTAATTTTTCATTATCAAAAAAAGAACCACAGATGGAATATTGATATATTTATATCAAAATGACGTTTATGAAAATTTTAGGACCAAACGAAATAGGTAAAGGAATATTAGTTGAGTGGGACGCGGGATATATCGATCCACAAGATAGAATGAATAGAAAAGTTTTGGAAGAATCAAAGAATATGTTAGATTATTCCAAACCTTTTGAATTTTATGCTGTGTTACAAAAATATAATACACCAAATAGGAACGGTAGGATTTATCCCGAAAGCATATTAAGAAGAGAGGTTGATAACTATAAAAAGGCAATCAACAAGGGAACTGCTTTATCCGAATTAAACCACCCCGAGTCATCATTAATTGATCTTGATCGTGTATCACATGCGATAACCGAAATATGGTGGGATGGAAATGTGTGTTTAGGAAAACTTAAACTACTAACATCACCAGGATTCCATGAAAGAGGTATTGTATCAACAAAAGGTGACCAAGCAGCAAACCTATTAAGACAAGGGGTTACATTAGGGATTTCTTCAAGGGGTGTTGGATCACTTAAAAAAGTTGGAGAACAAAACGAAGTTCAAGGTGATTTTGAGTTAATTTGTTTTGACTTGGTATCATCTCCATCAACACCCGGAGCTTATTTATTTTCCAATCCCGACGATAGGTTTAAATTTGAAGAAAATTTGGATGAGGAAAAAAGAATTAGGGATAATCAAACATCAACTCCTAAAAATAATTCTTCTTTTGAAAACAAATCGCTTGACCTTATGAAAAAACTTTCGCATTATTTGGGTAAGTAAATTTATATTATGGAAGAAAAATATTTTGTAGCAAAAGTTCAATACGATTTACCTGATGAAAACACAGGTCGTATTAAAAAAATTCGTGAAGAGAAATTGGTTAATGCAATATCGGTTACCGATGTTGAAGCAATTGTAACGAAGAAATATGAAGGGTTCCCTCACGAATGGAGGATCACTTCAGTATCAGAGAGTAAAATCAATGAAGTTTTTGATAAAGACTAATTGTTTTTAATTTTTAGGGTTAACCCTCGGCGAAAGTCGGGGGTTTTTTTGTTTTTATATGTAACAAAGTGATTTTTTGATTTTTCCATATATTTATTAACAAAACTATAATTAATATGGCAGACAAAAAGTCATTAGCTGAAGATGTGATGAACCAAATCAAAGGTTTGGAAGAAGTCATCGCTGAAAATGCAAAAGGAATACTTTCTTCTACAATGAAGGAAGAAATCTCTGAATTGGTAAAAGAGTCTTTGATGGTAGAGGCTGAAAATAAACCCGAAGGTGAAGAGGACGAAGTTGACATGGATGACATGGAAGACGAAGACGAAATGGATTCTGACGAAAGTGATGATGAAATGGAAGATGAGGATGAAGTTGAAATCGACATGGATATGGAAGACGAAGACGAAATGGATATGAGTGATTCTGAAACTTTGGATCTTACTAACGCTAGTCCTGAAGAAGTTGCGGCAGTTTTCAAAAAACTTGGTCCCAATGATAAAATCCAAGTTGTTAAAGATGGTGATTATTTAAACATCAAAGATGACGAAGATGATTCTGAATTCCTTATTCGTATGAATGAAGAAGATGAATTAGACGAAATGGATGAAATGGATATGGAAGACGAGTTTGATTT